GCTTATAAACGATACGATGCCATTCCATATTCCTTGAAAGAAATTGCAAATGGCAGTCCAAATTGCATTCCATAATGATTGCAGGACTCCTAAACCTATCGTCAATACGGTCGAAATCGTGTTCCACGCTTGTTGCAGAATTGCCGTAATCATATCCCAAATTCCGGAAAACACCTGCTTGATGGCTTCCCATGCTCCCGACCAGTTTCCTGTAAACACTGAACTTATAAAATTGGCTACTCCTTCGAGTACCGTTAGAAATCCATTGAGGAATTGCCCGAGGTTATCCCACAGTCCTTTGAACCATGCAAGTATCTCAGAACCCCAACTGTTCCAAAATGCCTGTATCCATTTGAATACAGTTTCGATAACCGTGGCTACCGCATTAAATATTGCATTCGCCACAGTGAATAACGCATCCCATATAGATGACAGTGTGTCAAGGATAGCCTGCCAAATCGCCAGTATCTTATCTTTGGTGCTTTCCTGCGAGCCGTTAATCTCATCTTCCGTACCTCCGAACAGTGTGGCGGCAAGCTGAGTGATGAAAGTCCAAACACCATTGAGTAGGGTACTGATTATCCCCCACACTCTCTCGAAGTTTTTCCTTATCTGCTCTCCATGCCTTTCAAAGAAACCTTTGACTGTATCTATCCACATTCCCGCCGCAGTCTTGAGTAAATCCCACACATTTAGTAGGAACTCCTTGACCTTATTGAATGCGTTGAATATTGCCTGCCGGGCATTGTCTGCCCCAATACCTGCCTTGTCGAATATCGTACCAATCAGCGAGTCGTTACCCATAAGGAAATTGATAAAATCCTCAACTATCAGTGCCAGTATTACAATTATGGCAACAATGCCAAGTATCTTTAGATTGGCAAACGAAAATAACTTTCCCATGCCCTGTATGAGCGACAGGAAAGCCTTGGCTCCACCTATGATTTTGCTCCAGTTCATCGCTATGATAAAAGCACCTGCGATTATCGCAAGCAACTTCAAGGCGTTTTCCATGCCTCCGAACCGATTGATGATGTTCTTTATCATGTCAGTGGCTTTGCTGATACCGTTTTTCATCGAGGATGTGAACCTCTCCATGGCAGGTTGCAGCCTTTTCACGACTGCGTGTATCCTATCGAATGACCGCAGGATACGATTGTTGCCATCAGCATCCAGTAGGATTGCTTTGGCA